TGTGGAACCAGAGTCCAGTGAAACTTATTCCACAAGTCGCAGTGCGACGAACGTGACTAGCCAGAACGTTGAGTTCATGGATGCCAACCCTGCTTTTGATTACAGGGTGGATGGCACCGATGACCCAACTAGGGCTTGCGCGGATTTGTCAGATGCGACGTTGGGCTCTTTCTTAGAAAGGCCCATTTTGATCAAGGAATATTCTTGGTCACCAGGGGTGGCCTTTTCCCAATCCTTTGATCCTTGGTCTCTGTTTTATAATGATAGCAGAAATGTTAACAGATTGGCCAATTTCAACTTACTTCGTAGTAGGTTGTGTATCAAGTTTGTGATCAATGGCAACGGGTTTTATTACGGGCGTCTTTTAGCCTCGTATAACCCATTGCCTGATTACGATCAAGTTTCTTCCAATAGGGGGTTGTCTATTACGGCTGATGCCATAGCAGCTAGCCAGAGACCACACATTTATATTAATCCCACTGAATGTCAGGGTGGTACACTTTGCGTGCCATTCGTGCATTATCAGAACACTCTTAGGGTGCCTGAGGCACAGTGGGCGGAGATGGGCGTTGTGGAAGTTAGACAGCTTAATCCACTTAAGAATGTCAATGTGGTACCTGGAGTTGGACAGGAACTCACTTTGTCGGTGTTTGCTTGGGCAGAAGGTGTGGAGCTTTCTGTTCCCACAGCATCAAATCCTTCGACTATAGTGCCCCAATGTTTGGAGGTTACTCCGGAGTCTGATGAATATGGAGATTCTCCAGTTGGGGCGCTGGCTTCAACGGTTGCTCGACTTTCCGGCAAATTGACGAACGTGCCTGTTATAGGCAGGTTTGCCAAGGCCACGCAGATTGGAGCACGCGCCATTGGGGACATGGGCAAGTTGTTTGGCTTTTCTAGGCCACCCATCGTGGATCCTATACGCACTTATGTGCCTAGGTACCTTGGTGGATTGGCCAATGTCAACACGCCCGAAGCGGTCGAGAAGCTGTCGCTTGATGTTAAACAGGAGGTTACCGTTGATCCATCGGTTACTGGAGTCAGCTCTGCCGATGAAATGGGGCTGGTGGACATTGCCAAGCGCCAGTCTTATTACACCACTTTTGTGTGGAACACGACTGGCAATCCAGAATCTGGCGCTGGCACTAAGTTGTTTCAGACTCAGGTTATGCCCACGGTTTTCCAGACTTTTGGTAGTGGTGCAAGTACGGAGTACCACAACATACCGGCAGGCATGGTCGCACTGCCCTTTAAGCATTGGGGGGGCTCGATGGAGTTTCGATTCCAAATAGTGTCTTCCAATTTCCATCGCGGGCGATTGCGCGTTGTGTGGGATCCCCATGCTTTGGATGGTGGTGCTTCTTCCACAGGCTACAACGTCATGTATACTCGTATTATTGACATAGCCGACATGCGAGATTTCACTTTTAAGGTGGGATGGGGCAGAGAGTATTCTTTCTTGCCCGTCCGTAATCCTATGAAGTTGCGGGACGGTTTGCCTATCCCTTCTTTCGCTACGGGTGCCACTGCTCCTGCAGTGTTGCAAGAGGTTTTCGGCAATGGCACTATTTCTGTTTTTGTGGTCAATGATTTGACCACGCCCAACCCGGAACCTACTGTGGACGCTAGCGTACAGGTGAACGTTTTTGTGAACATGTGCGATGATGCTAGGTTTGCAGAGCCAACCGAGGCAGCTTTGACCAACATATCTTATTTTTCCTCGGCCATACCCGTGGTACCGGAGGTCTTAGAGGTTAATCCGGAGTCAGACGAACAATCTGCTCAGGTGCAACTCAGTGCGCCCGATTCCACGGAAGTCACGACAGAGGTCGGGGCTGTTGGTGATCCGACAGATCACACAATGGATGTATTCTTTGGTGAACAGATGACCAGCATCAGGGAGCTGTTGAAGCGCTATTGTCTGCACAATTGTGTTGGATTGAGAGGTGCCAGTCCCACGGTGGGAACGACCACACGGTTCACCATACCGGATTTCCCGTATTATTCGGGATATAATCCAGATGGTCCAGACCTTTCTGTCGATGGTGCTTATTCTTATTCTTTTATGACACCACTAAATTATTTCACACCTGCCTTTGTGGCTTATAGGGGAGCAACTAGGTGGAAACATTATGTGGTTAGGACACCCAATGGTTATGTTGGGGGTACCAATGACAATGCCTCTTTTGATGCCACTATGTTTATTCACAGGACAGATGGTATGACTCGTAGTCTTACGTCCACTTATAGTTATGTTCCTTTTTCTGTGAATTCTAGTGACAATATATTGGCTCGTGGTTCCAACTTTTTGAAGAGAGGTGTTAGGGCCACTTTTACTTCTTTGTATGATGGTGCTTCTGCCACGCCAGTTCAGGTCAATCCTGACGGCGAGGTTGAATTGCCCTTTTACACCAA